GTTATGATTGATGCCTTGGGGCGCTTTTACAACAACGCCATCGCTTGCCCAGAGTCCAACACCTACGGCAGACACACCATCAAAGAGCTTAGAAAACTCGGATATCCCTGCATTTACAGGTCTGTAGAGTGGAGCAAGGCCGAAGGAAAGATTGTTCGGAACAAGTTGGGCTTTGAGACGACAGCGAAGTCCCGGCCCATGTTGATCAGCGCAGCGCGCAAGTACATGCGTGGCTCAACGAAGAAACTGGTTGTCCACGACATCGACCTTGTCGAAGAGATTGGTCACTTCTGCTATTCGATGCGAACGAACAAGCCAGAGGCGGCAGACGGCCACCATGACGACTATGTATTCGCAATGATGATCGCCTGTTTGCTGGACGACGAAGATTCTGACCTTGACGAGCAGCAAAAGCCGGTCCAAAGTCGAACGGAGCCGGTGTGGACCAAGGTGTCCGACGTACTTGAAGACCTGGGAAAAGAGCCCGACAGCATCACCGAAGAGTTGGTGGCGCTTGGGTTGTTCTGAGAGAGCATGGAATATCTAGCAATCAACATCGTTCTTGCAGTGTTGCTGGTTGTTGACTTCTATCTTGGGCGCAAGGCGCTTGAGGAGCAGGCTGCCCTGTTTGCTGTCGAACGCTCCGAGTTGCTCGACCGGCTCGCCAGGGTTTCACTTGCGAAGACGTTGTCCGAATATGTAGCCTCCGAAGACGACGAGCCTTGTCGGACCTGGGACGGTGACTTATCTGTTGACCCAGAAGAGCGAGACATAGAGGCCCACTCGGGGAGGAACTAGCAATGGCATACGGTCAAGACCCTCAGAGGCCACTCAGCCCGCTTGAGCGGTCAATATGGACGCCGGCAACGCAAGAGATGTATACTCCCGCGCCGGGTGTGGACGAGCAGTCGCGCCACCAAGCGTATCAGCAGGCGATGATGCGTCAGCATGCGGAGGGCATGGGCGCACTCGCCGGCTTAGAAGCTCTTGGGCAAAGCAAGTATCCCACTCTATATCAGGGCGCTAAAGAGTATCGGGCGCCACAAGGCCATCCCACCAATCCGGGGATGACAAGGTCGGAGTTTATGTTGCAGCAGCAGCGGCAGCAGCAGCAGAGGCAGCCAAACATCGCCCAACTGGCGCAGCAGCGAGCGAGTGGTGCTCTCGCAGGAACACTTTCGCCAGGTCAGGAAACTGGCGCATGGGCACAGGGCCAACTTGCCGCACTAAAGGGCGGCTTGAAGAAAGACACCAAGATGCGCGCCCAAAGGACTGCTGGAAAAGGGAAGGGTGCTCGACGTGCGCCAACGAAGGTCGCGGACCATGCCGCCAGGGCTGATACCAAGACTCTTCAGAAGAGTGCCGCAGCGGGTAGCAACTATGACGGCACGTTGCTTAGTTTGCTCATCTCCGCTCGCAGGCAGGCGGCAAACAACCAGCTGGCGTTTGTTCCGGTCTACGACTACAAGAATAGTCGGGTTGTCTTGGTGCGGGCTGATGGCGTTGACATGGTCTACAACATGAAGGACCGCAGGCACCGGGACTCGTTGAGGTCTGGGTTGCTCAAAGCAAAGCACGACCCGACCAAGGTCATGCAGATGGCAGACCGCATCTCGGCGCCACTGAAGAAGTCGATTGCCCAGGACATCAACACCGAAGAGGATGTCATTGAGGCGCTTCAGAGTGGGTATCTCTAGGAGAGTGTTATGGCGTGGATTCCAATCAAAGCAGAAGAGGTGACCAAGCCAGAGATGGACTCCTCTGACGTTCTCGGAACGATGGCAGAGATAGGGCTGCCAATCCTTGGCTTTGCCATTGGACTGTCCTTTGGCAATCCCATGCTGGGTGCTGGGATGGGATACACCGCCAGTCAGTATGCGAAAGCCGGTCTTGCTGACGACCCAAGAGAGTCGATGCGCTATGCATCGCAAGGAACTCAGGGCTTGCTGACGACGACTCCGTATGCGTGGGACGCATATCAGGACTATCAGAAGAACCTCATCCCGCCGCCAGGGCCGGGACCGCAGTTTCAGACGGCAACTGGACCGACAATCCCAACCCCTTGGATGTGGCAAGACGACCCGATGCCCGCCGGCGCTGCGCCCGACACTATCTTTCCAACCCAAAACCCACTCACCCCAAACCCATATGCCTAAAGCAACAGCAGACCTGAGAGCCGAAAGGCTCAAGCGAGAACTTGAACGCACCGGGGAAGACCCTGCGGCGCATGTAGACTCGCAGTTTCGACGGGCAGAGTCGGCCCGCTCTCCATTGGCGCGCGATTGGTATCTCAACAGCGCGTTTATCAAGGGTAATCAGTGGTATGCGTCTGATGGGGACTCCGGGGATGTGCGGCCAATACCGCGCCAATCATGGAGAAAACAGGTCACAGTCAACGGATTGATGTCCATCGAACGGGCTGTCGTTGCTAAGTTGACGGCACAACGCCCGGTCCCGGCAGTCCTGCCGGCCACCAATACCGACGAAGACCGCTCTCTGGCACGCGCTTGTGAGCGATTGATAGAGTATCAGTTCCGCAAGATTGGTTGGGATGTCGAACTTACGAAGTGGGCAAGCAACCTCTTTGTTACCGGCTCGGCCTGGTGGAAGGTCTACTGGAACCCGGAGGGTGGTCCCACCCAGGAACTTGACGAGTTGGTTGCTGATGAGTTTGGAATCAGCGAAGACGACCGGGTTCAGAAGGAGGGCGACCTTGTTGTCGAGTCTGTCTCGCCCTTTGAAATCTTCGTAGACCCAGGCGCAAAGAAGTTTGAGGAGGCCAGGTGGCTCATCCACGTCCACTTCATGCATGTAGACGAGGTCTATGCGCGTTGGGGTGTTGAGGTTCAGGGCCAGCGCGCATCGAGCTTTGGCTACGATTGGATTGGCGTTGCCGGCACCGTTCGCGACGATGCCGCCGACATGTCAATGCTCAAGGAGTACTGGGAGCGACCTAGCAAGGACTTCCCTCGCGGTCGCCGCGCTGTTGTTGCTGGCGACAAGGTTCTTGAGTACGAGGTGCCCGAAGAGGGCGAAGACCCCATCGACAAGCTTCCCTTCGTATATTGCCCGTTCTACCCCAACAACGACGGCATGTATGGCGTCACGCCCATGAACTACGCTCGCGAGTTGCAGATGAATATCAACCAGATATTCTCTCTCATCGTTGAGCAGATGGCTCTCTCGGCGCACGGCAAGTGGTTGATTCCGAAGGGCTCTGGCGTGACCAGGATTACATCCGCCCCCGGTGAGAAGATCGAATACAACCCAACTCACGGTCCTCCGCAGTGGATTCGCGGCGACCCGGTCTCGCCAAACATGATGAACCTCGCCGGCATGTTCAGGGAGGCGCAACAGTACGTCCTGGGCATCCACGAGGCGTCGATGGGCATGTCGGCTGGCGCCTCTCAGTCTGGTCGATCGGTTCTGTTCCAGGCAGAGCAGGATAATACCAAACTCGGCCCGACACTGAAGTGTATGCGCCAGGCGCTCCGAATCCTGGGTAGGATGATGTTGGAGACGTGGCGAGACAACGCCGACTTCCCGCTCAACTACCGGATACTTGGCGAGAACGCTGTCAGCGAGGCAAAGAGCCTCGATGCTGCCAAGATTCGCTTTGAAGATGTCGAGTTCCAGATCGAGTCGAGCCTGCCCCAGAACCGCGAAGCACGCCGCCAGCTGGTGCTGCAATTGGCGCAGATGGGATTGATCACAAGAGAAAAAGCCTTGAAGATGTTGGAGTTCGGGGATATTGGGGATATCTATGATGGTATGGATCGCGACAAAGAGCGCGCACGGAACGAAAACGACATGATTTACGACGGCGATCAGGTCGGCGCGAGCCAGCATGAGGACCACGCATCGCATCTTGAGGCGCACATCGACTCGATGAAAGAGAACAAGTTCTATGGCGCACAAGAGAACATCAAGCAGGCTTTTATGTTGCACATACAGCAACACGCGGCCATGCTCCAGGGCGGAGCACCACCTGGACCGCAAGGACCAGGAGGACCAGGAGGACCGGGGGGACCGCAAGGACCGCCAGGCCCAGAGATGGGCGGGATGACTCCAGACGTACCGGCGTTTCAGGCGGGGGGAGAGGGATTGCCCACCCCAGAGCCGTCAATGGCAGAGATTCAGGGTCTTGAAGAGATTGCTGGAAGAACGATTTAATCGGTTGGTCGCGTAACGACCGGGAGATGGGCATGTCCCAAGAAGAAAAGCCAGGACCAGCCTGGGGAACAAGTGAGCAGTGGAATGAGGCGTTGGACACCAGCGCGGACGTTCCTGCTGAAGATACGGGAACCGAGTCGGAAGCATCATCGCAGACTCCTGAAGTCGAGGGTGTTTCTGTCGAGGCGAGCGCGTTAAGCTCGGGCGAAGAAACCGTAGAGGATGGGGAAGAGGTAGAGAATCCGTACTCGGAGGAGACTGCTGAAGCGAGTGGTGAGGAAGAGGAGCCGGTTGTTGACCACCAGCGAATCGAGAATCTGAAGGCGGAACTTGACCGTAAAATGTCAAACCGTGATCAGCGTCTTGAAGACCTGTCGGGCCAGAACCAGCAGCTTGTTGGTGTTATTCAAGAGCTTCGTCAGATGCTTATTGAAACCAACAAGAAACCAGAGCCTGCGCCAAGAGACCCCTATGCTGAACTTGATCAAGATGACCCAGACTACGACTTGCATGTGATGCGTGTGGACCTGCAAAGGACTCGCGACGAGCTGGCAAGTATGAAGTCTGACAGGCAGCAGGAGAAGCGCCAGGTGGAAGACCATCAGCGCCAATCCAACTACCAGAACTGGGTGCAGAATACCATCCAGGGGTACGTCGAGAGTGCCACCAAAGGCACAAAGTTTGAGGGCAGCAAAGAGGTCAAGGCGAGGTTGTGGGAGGCTGGCTATACCCATCTGGGTGCAGTCGGTGCCGATCCAAACCGCATCGAAGAAGTGGGCGCCGCTGTCAGTTCGGCATTTAGAACCTTCGACTCCATCTACAAGCAGGCCCAGGAGGCTGCGGTCGGTAAAGTAAAAAATCGCAAATCATCTAGGAAGCCCATCAGGTCGAGAGGTTCGACCAATGTGGCTACGGGCAAACCGCCCCCTAGTCCTGCAAAAATGTCCAAGAAAGAGTTTGAATCGGCGGTAGACGTCTGGCTTAACAGCAACGTCCCGTCCTCATAACTCGGGAGTACTACGATGGCTGGTGTTTCAAAAGGTACCGTTAGCGGCGCTACGTCACTAGACGGCCTTCTCAAAGATTTCTATGGTCCGCGTATCGCGGAGCAGCTTAACAATTCCAACTTCGCTCTCGATCGACTTGAGAAGCGCAAAGACATGAAGTGGAGTGGCCGAGAGGTCAAGTTCCCAATTCATACCCAACGCAACAGTGGTGTCGGCTTTCGCTCGGAAAGCGGCTCTCTCCCTGGTGCTGGTGGGCAGAATTATGAGCAGGCATCAATCTCTGATGTTCTGTTCTACGGCACCATTGAGTTGACCGGCCTGGCGCTGGACTCTGTTCTCAGTGACCGTGGCGGCTTCCGTCGTGCTCTTGATTCCGAAATGCGAGGCCTCGTCAACGATGCCAAGGACCACTTCGGCAGCAAGATTTTCGGCTTCGGCAAGGCTGGTTCTGATGTCTTGGCAGCCAACAGCTTCAACGGTCTTCTGGGCAAGTGCAAGGACGCGGCGATTGCTGGTGATGGCACCGTGGCCGTTCCCTATGTTTGTCAGAACATGGACAACCCATTGGGCTACTGGACAAGTGACTATGTGCCGGCTCAAGGGCAGACTCGCTACTTCAAGTCGGGGCAAAAGGTTACTTGGGGCGATCCAGCCGAATTGAGTTCCACCGGAGCCTCCGGAACCGGGTATGTTTCGGGTGTCGTGGACTCAACCACAATCAATGTCGTCAAGACCGATGGCGCAGCCCCGGCCACCAACGACTTCTTTGTGATGGGGTCGGGCACGGCTGTTGGCAACTTTGAGTTTGAGAACGGACTCAATGGTCTGGGCACTCTTCTTACCCAGTATCAGGCCCAGGACGATGCGTCGTTCCAGGGCATTGACTGTACAACTGGCAAGGATTACCTGTGGCAGTCGTACAACCTCGATGTCAGCGGCGTGTTTCTTGAGGAGAATGTCCATCAGACAATCCACAACATCGAAGAGATTGGTGCTGGCAAGCCGTCCCTGCTTGTCAGTCACTACACCCTACTCAGGGAGTACATCGATCTCACACTTGCGCAGGTGCAGTTCGTCAACAGCCCGAACTTCAGTGGTGGCTACCAGACCATGAAGTTCTCGTCTGACCGCGAGTATGATTGGGTTGTGGACAAAAACTGCCCCTATGGGATGATGTTCGTCCTCTCGGAGAGCGACATCTTCTGGGCGGTTCGCCGTGACTTTGGTTGGGACGATCGGGGTGGTGCCATCCTGAAGTCTCTCGCAGTCACCGGCAACGACTCGGTGCGAGCCTTCTACAAGGCTTACATGCAGCTTGGCTGGGAGTCCTTGAACGCTCATGGCGTCCTGTACCGCCAGACCGTCAGCGGCATGCCCACCTAATCTGGGTTAGTGTGTTGCTCCTCCTGCCATCCTTCGGGGTGGCAGGGGGGCAACCACAGGTTTGGGGGGTGTTGTGGGTCTTATCAAGCAAGCCGGCCATGAGTTCAGCTTCGTCCCAGGCTTTGGTGACGACGTAAGGAACGCCTGTGACTATGGGTTTCCTCAAGAGGTTCAGGACGCACTTCAGGTCAAGTACCCGCACGTTGTCGTTGTCTACTATCTAGAAACCAAGAAGTTCCTTGCGTTTGCCAAGGCCGGCAGCGGGAAGCTCTATAGAATCAGAGAGCTTGAGGACGGTGAGACTTGGGGTGTTATCGACCGACTCGATGAGGCGAACTGGTCCGCTCGTAACAAAGGCATCAAGGAAGCCAAGAGGCTGGCCCATAAAGACGTTGCCAAGCACCAGGCCAAGGCTGATAAAGATTACGAGGATGCGGCACTTGCGGCCTGCGACCCAGAGTTCACTGAGTTTCTAATCAGGCGATACCGAGAGCGGATTCTCAATGTTGGCGACCCCTTTGCCTCTGTGTCGGTTCCCGCAAGTGCGCCGGCTTAGGAGACTGCGATGAATCTTGGAGAGGCAAGAACGCGAGTTCGATTCTTTATCAACGAACCGACTGCTGCACAGTGGACAGATGCGGACCTCGACGGCCTGATAGTTGCAGCGAATCGAGAGGTCTACGCCGACATCGTGGCCAGGACCATCGACTACTTTCACAAGACGGTGCGCGTAAAGTA